TTACCTTGAGCGTGAAAAGTAAACGGCTTTTCTCCAGGAGAACGAGCAGAAATTTGGCTTGAACCAGTCAGCTTCTTAACTTGGTTTTCCTTAATTCGCTCTGTTTCTGGCAGCTCATCTACCCAAACCATTCGTCTACCTCTGAGCTCGGCCATATGGTATTCGTCAGAACGGTTTTGTCCACCGTCGGCTGCAAGTACTGGTGAGTCAAGCATCCATGCATATCCGCCAGGGCCCAAGGCCTCAAACACAGTCTCAACAAAAGTATTTTTACCAGAGCCAGGAGGACCATAAACCATAAACAAAACGTCTTGATTGCTCAAACCTGTAAGCGTATATCCGACTGCGCGCTGTAACCAGTCTTGGTATTCTTTATCGCCACCAGTAGCAAAGTCTAGGAATTGAGTCCACCTGATGTTCGTCATACCAGGTTGGTAAGATATCGGGCTTCTACGCGTGATGTTTAGGTCTGGCCTTCCTCTGAGAAGCTCGCCAGTTCTCAGATCAACCACACCGTTAGAAACACCCATCAAATGCGGGTCAGCGTCCCATGACTCAACGTCAACACGAATCTTTCTGTCAGATGTAGCCATGCGAACCATGTTGTTTACACGAGCAATTGATTTAGCTTGTTTGGCCCAGGCCACTAATTCATTTACTTTAGGGTCATCCAAGTTGTAATTCTTAACTTCACCAGCTACAACGGCAGAGACGCGCTTAGCAAGTTCCTTGAGCTCTAGCTCTTCTTGATCTTGTTTCCAGTAATTACCGTCCCAGTAGTACCACCCAAGTTCAGGTGTGTATCTAATAACGGATTTATAAGTGTCTACAAGTCTTGCACCATTGCCTATATCAGTTAGTGACCTGAACCCTGGCTTACCACCGTCTAGTTCATCCGGTGCATCCGGGTCGCTAGGAAGATTTAAGTTGCCTTTAGAGGAAGCATCCGAAATGGACATTCCAGATTCAGCTAGGGCAGTTACTTGATCACCAATTGCATTAGCAGTTGAACGATTTTCAGGGATGTCTACATTTTCTAAAACTTCTGGCTCTAGTATTTCTCCACCCTCTAGAGCTTTTGGCTGCTGCTGGTTCATTTTAGTGGCCCAGTCAGTGCCTTGGGTTCTGACCCAATCGCTAATGCCTTCCCACTTTAGGTCAACTTTAGGGTTGTCAGCAACAAAGTCAATTGCTCTGTGGACGTGCATCAGCAGAGAGTTAGAACCTTCTAATTCCATAGGTGGTCGAACCATCTCGGCGTTGAAACGGATCATTAAAGTTTCTATGTATGTGCGGTTTGCGTCGTCTGTCCCATACTTGTTTGCTAATGCACAAGTTAGCTTGTAGATATCAACGGCTCTAGCGCCTTCGTCGATGCCTTCTTCCATGATTTTTTGAATATCGACTTTTTCGCCACCAAGCTCAAGGTCTCCCATCCAATCCCAAGTGGCAGAACCGTAAACGCCCACACCTCTAGGTTTTTTCTTTGGGCGGAGAGCTTGCAAAAGTGCTTCAGGAGCTTCAGCAATTTCTCGCTCCCACGGTGCATGCCCAGGCTTCCACTCATAGGTTAGCCCCGAAAAGTGACGAGAAGGCGTAAGAAGAATATATCCGTTGTGTTTTACATCAATTCCTGGCAAACCTTCACTGTTGAAGTTGCCAATAAACTTCTCATTAGGCGAGCACTTATAGATAAGGTGCCTACCGCGGACGCTGTTTCCGTTATCAGAATGAAGACCGGTAGCCGCCTCTACTGTCGGGGGCAGAGCACCTTCTGTACGTTCTTCTAGCTTTATGTATGACTCATCGCCTTTGTGGCGAGGGTCAATGTCAATTACTAAAAATCCAGAGCCTTTGGCAAATACACCAACATTGTAGTCAGGGTTTTCTCCCCACCAAGTGGCTATCTGCTCTGTGTCGTCTGTTGCACTGGTCTGCCAACTGTTAATTGCAGGGTGCTTGCCAATTTCTTTTGCTTCAAAATGTGTCTTACCGCAGGTGCACTTGCCGTCTTTACCTATACCGTGTACTGGCAGTATCTTCCAGTTATGCTTCTCTGCATAATACTGAGCAGCCTTTGAAAGCCGACCACTGGCTTTTTCCCACGACAACTCAGAGTCCTGCTTTCACTACGTCATTTGTAATATTCATTTGCTCTCCGGGTATGAAAACTTAGTTACATAATACACCTTCTGCTTTCCGATGCAACTCAGATACAGGAAATGTTTTTAAATTTAGAAAAGTTGAACCGCTGAACTAACAGCCAGCCCTTAAATCAGGGTAATTTTACTACGGTAAAATTGATTAGGGAGAGGACTTAACCACTAACCTAGTAGAAACCATTATAGGACATGTCACAGGATCTTATTCTTTATAGCTCTGCCTTAATTGGCGCTCTCAGTGTTATTATTGGCGCTATTTACTCTATCTACAGAATAGCCAAAAGAATCGGGGATGCTTTGGGAGTAGACGAAAAAGGTAGAACAATTTCTGACCGCCTCGATCGCGTAGAGCACCAACTTTGGGAAAATGGTGGTAGTTCACTTGCAGACAGAGTCAACAATATTGAAATGCATGTTGTAAAAGTTTCAACTGAAATAGAAATTATTAAAGACATTACAATTTCTATGCAAGCTCAGGCGCCAAAGCCTCGTCAAAAGAAGTCCACAGACTCCTCTAAAAAGTCTTTAGATAACTGAAAAAGCACTTCATAGTGTGGTAGGCTTTCCTGCATAACCACATCAAGGAGTGTAATGATGCCTCTTGCCGATAAGCTCGATAGCAGTTTAAAGCAATACAAAGCAAAACAACAATTCTGCGCAGCTATAAAAGTAGCTCTTACAGACTCGCTTTCCGAGAAAGATGTTGAAGCATATAAGACTGTATTAGAAAACACCAATACTTTAGATCCTGAATATCTTCCGTCTACTCGCCTTTCGATAATATTAAGACAAGAAGGTTTAAGAGTCAGCACCTCTAGCCTTGAACGTCACAGAAATAAAACTTGCACTTGTTATAAGGCAGGACTCTAGTGGGACTTTCAGACAAACTAAACGAATTAAAAGATCCGGGTCGTTCTGGTTCTGATATAAAACGACTAAATATCCCTGAAGACTGGCGTCCCAGAATGGACGTAGATAGTCAGAAAGGCGGATTCTTAGTCGGATCACCTAGACCCTCTGGTCAAGACTCAGACGCAACTGCAGTTTTAGAAGAGTTTGGGCTAGACCCCAACCAGTGGTCAGTTACTTCTCTTAGACACGGTAAGTGGCAGAGGTATGATGGCGAATATCTAGAATCAATTAGAGTAAACGTTGTTCCTTCTGCTTTAGCACTTTCAGACCAGGTAGATGCAGAACAGCTAATTAAAGATATTAAGAAATGGCGTCCCGCTAAAGGAACTAAGAAGTCCACCGGCGAGGGCGCTTTTTTAGTTGCGCCTAGTGACCAGCAGTTAGGTAAGAAGGCAAACAGCCAAGGAAGTGCTCAATCAGTAAATCGCATTTTGGGGCTTACTGAAGGGGCGGTGCAAAAGTACAACTCTCTTAAAAAGGCTGGTATAGCTCCCGGAACTATCGTTTTAGCTCTTCCAGGAGACCACGTTGAGGGTAACGTAAGCCAAAACGGAAGACTTCAAGGGCAAGCTGCTTCTGATCTAGGTCTTACCGAGCAAGTGCGAGTTGCAAGAAGATTGCTAATGACTCAAATAAAAGCACTAGCCCCTCTAGCTGAAAAAATAGTTGTGCCAGTAATTAATGGAAACCACGACGAAGTAACTCGTCAAGTAGCTGCCGACCCAGCCGATGGGTGGAACACGGAGATAGCTGCAGCCGTACAAGACGCTTGTGCAGAAAATCCAGAGCTGTCTCACGTGGAGTTTAGGTTCCCATCTAGTGGACACCAAACTCTAACTATAGACATAGACGGTTGCATGCTTGGGCTATTCCATGGGCATCAAGCTTCTCAAAACAATGTTATGAAGTTTTTGTCTGGTCACGCAGCAGGGCAAACAGCACTAGGTAATGCCGATGTTTGGGTTTCAGGTCACTACCACAACTTTAGGACAATGGATATTGGCACCAGGTTCTGGGTGCAAGCCCCAACAACAGACCCTGGAAGCGAATGGTTCCGTGACCGTAGCGGAATGGAGTCCAATCCAGGACTACTAACAATGGTTATTGGCGGAAGCTATGACCCAAGAGAAAATATAAGCGTACTCCCAGTAAAGGATTAAATTGAAGGTAGCAGTTTATACAATCGCACTAAATGAAGAGCAATTTGTTAAGCCTTGGTTTGAAAGCGCAAAAGAAGCAGACTACTTACTAATTGCGGACACAGGTTCCACAGATAAGACGGTTAAAAAAGCAAAAGCGCTAGGCATCAATGTAATTCCCGTAAATGTTAAACCATGGAGGTTTGACACTGCTAGGAATGCGTCGCTTGCTGCTATTCCTGCAGACATAGACTACTGTATTGCTTTGGATATGGACGAGGTTCTTTTGCCAGGGTGGAGAGAGGAACTCGAAAAAGCTTTTAAAGAAGGCTCAACTAGGCCTAGGTACCAGTACACATGGAACTGGAAAGACGAAGCAGAAACCGTTCCTAGTCTTCAGTATGGTGGAGACAAGATACACAGCCGTTTCGGCTACAGGTGGAAACATCCAGTTCACGAAGTAATTGTGAGCTATGGCGGGCACAAGGAAACTCAGACCTGGGTAGGCCTTGAGATACACCACCACGCTGACACATCTAAGCCTAGATCTCAATACTTGCCACTACTAAAGCAGGCAGTAGATGAGGACCCGTATGATGACAGAAACGCTTTTTACTACGCTAGAGAGCTCTTCTTTCACGGTAAGCGCGACGATGCCATTGCAGAATTTAAGCGGCACTTAGCTTTGCCAAGAGCAAAGTGGCCACCAGAGCGAGCTGCCTCTATGCGTTATTTAGCAAAACTAGATACAGTAAACACGGAAGACTGGTTGATCAAGGCAATTAATCAATCTCCTGGACGCCGTGAATCTATGACAGAGCTTGCAATGCTTTACTATGGACGCGGCGATTGGGAAAACTGTTATAAGTGGGCTACAGACATAGTAAAAATTGAAACCAAACCTTTAGATTATTTGTGTGAAGACTTTGCTTGGGGTGCTATGCCTCATGACTTGGCTGCCATATCTGCATTTAACTTAGGAAAGTTTGATGAGGCACTAAGTTACGGTGAGACGGCTTTTAAGTTAGATCCTGAGAACGACAGATTAAAGAGTAATCTTACTTTTTATCGTTCCGCTGCTTCTTCTCCTGAATAGCTTTAAACGCTTCTACTGCGTTTGCGCTTGTTCGACTTTGCCAGATAAATCTGCATTCGTTGCAATAAACAACTTTCATGGTGGACCAGCGGCCGCCCTCTGGCCTATCTACAGTTTTAGTATCAAGAGAATCGGTTTTTGCTTTACAGTAAGGGCATAAAGGAAATCTTTTGTGACGCATTTCTTGGCCTTGCCAATTTACCGAAAGAGTTCTGCGCAGTTCTTTGTAGTCTAGGCCGCCCCAAACGCCCCAAATTTGTTTATTGTTTAAGGCCCATTGAGCGCAGTCTTTTCGTACAGGGCACATATCGCAAAGTTTTTTAGCAGAGTTCTGCTGCGAAGGTTTGTTAGCAAAAAAGTTATTTGCATATTCTGCATTTTCTGGCTTGGCGCATTCAGCGTCTTCGTGCCAATCCGGGCTATCTATCAAGCTCAGAAACCTCCACTATTGTTGCTTGAACAATTTCTTCGAGCTCTACTTCTGTTGATACTGATAGACCCTCTCCGGTACACACAGTAGGTTGGTAGTCACCATCAATATATCCGACGTAAACTTGAATAGACGAAGAAGCATCCAGCATTTTAAAGCTCTCACCTAATGAGTAAGAAATTCCGTCTCTTTGGATAGCAGAGGCCAAAGAGGTCTTTACAACCTCTTCTTCTAAATTTACGTGACCTTCTGTGTAATATATGTAGCTGTTAGTTGAGTGAGGCTCGTATTCGTCGCCATCCCAGGTCATCCATAAGGATTCGCCAACTCGAAGATCTTTCACATAATAAATTATAGATTAAAACAAAAAATAACCTGATATATTTACCGTAAACTACAAAATTAGCTGCCGTTAGTGTAAATAGTTGCTTTATAGACGTTATCTGTGCTTTCAGGAGCATTTTCAACTTCTATTTCCAAATTATAAGATAAAATAATATCTTCTACAGCCATTTCATCAAGCTCATAAAAGTCAGAGATAGCTTTTGCTGAATTTTTTAGTATCTCACTGCGACTATTTCCGTATACAGTAAGTTTTGCAGACATTCTTAGCATTATTGGACTCTTTTTTCTAGCTTGTAAGGAGAGTAGTGAGCTCCATCCAGTGAAGGAGTGATTCCATCCGTTGATTTAATAATTACGTCTCCATAGCGCACAGCTACAACGCGGCCTCTACGCCCATTGTGGAGAGGGCCCATTTTGCCTTCAAAAGCATCAGCAAGGACTCTTACTTCGTCGCCAACAGTGATTTGTCCTGGCTGTAGTGGCACCCAAACCTCGTCTGGTGTTTCTTGCATGTGTGTAGGTATGTTCAAAGCTAGCTTTGAGAAGACCTCAACAGCTTCTTTGGACATATTTTCGCTTAACTTTAATGATTCCCAAGCCTCAAGTAGTTTAAGAACCGCTTTACCAGATCCAACTTTTACTTTAGATGCTTCTAGTTGTTGTTTTACCCATTCATAGTTTACTTCAGGCATTTTTATTCTCTCCTTGAGTAGATGTTATTACTTTATCTTTAATTATTTCTAAAACTGTCGCTCTGTTAGGTATTACAGACACATAATCAACGTATTGCCTATATGAAAGCGCGCCTCTTTCAGTGGGGGTCATATCTTCTATTTGGTATGGAAGAAAAGACCAGCTGCTGGAAAAATTAATGGTTTCTTTCCAATCAGTAGCAATAGGAGTTCTAGCATTCATCGCTTGAGCCAATCTATAGCTCCAAGAAACGCCACTTTTCCTATCTTGAGGAGCATGCATGTATCCGAGAGATGTTTCAATATCAGTCTTTGCTCGTTCATCGTTATATCCTCGGGCTGCTTTTACTTCTCTAGCAGAAAACTTAATTGTTTTTAGTACTATTTTTGACCATGAAAGCTTTTTATCGTTTATTGACCAGCGATTTTCTTTATAATCACTCTCTTTTTGGCCTGTAAGTAAGAAAGAGTCTAAATTAAGCCCCATTAAGTTATTTACATTTGGCATTTTTAGTCTCTCTTTAATGTCTTCTTCGGTTTGCCAAGGCAGCGAAGGGTATATGGTTGCTGGCCATTCTTTAGTTAGCAGACGCTTTGCAGCATTTTTCACTGACTTGCTGGTAACTGCAGAAGGGTACTCATATCTGCTTGAGTAAAATGCAGAAAATAAGCCACCCTCGGGGTCGTTAGCCGCTTTAGAGACGCTATTCTTGTACTGCCATAATTGAGGAAAGTCTAATACAAGCCGCACTTTAGGTGAGTCCCAAATCAGGTCTAGTAAATGAAGACCGCCGTAAACTTTATTTGCACTCAATGCAGTTGGCGGGGTTATGCCAACAAAAACTAAATCATAATCTTTTAAATCTTTTTCAGTCCACTTAACACTTGGCGTGGACCACACCACTTCAGCTATTTCAGACATAGCAGTGGCAAGGGTGTTATAGAACCCTACATTTTTTGAAGGCTTGCAGTGGGACGAAGCCATTCCAGTAAATAATACTTTCATTTCTCTCCTTAGAAAAAAGCGAGGTGCCTTGAGGCACCCCGCTCAAATCTATTTAAAATGGCTCCTCGCCTGCGGCTACAGGTGATGCCGGCGCAGGGGCTGGCGCTGGAGCTGGAGCTGGAGCAGGCGCTGAAGCAGCGGGAGCTGCACTTTGTGCTGCAGCAGAAACTGGTGCCGCTTCTCCCTTGTGGTACTGAGTAATCTCGTTACTCTGGTTTCCGTTGTATGTACGGATTCCAACAGTTGCACGGAATGATCGGTTCATAAGAGCCTGCTCAATCTGTGCGTCAGTTGGGTTGCTACCAAAGAAGTCCTTGTTTAGTCCAAGGATTCCGGCCTTCATGAAAAACATGTTTAGTGCCTTTGGGTTCTCTGGTGAGATTACTAGGTTGTCCCAAACGCGCCTATTAGCGTGTGGTCCTCCTTGAACCTCTGTGGTCAACTTAAACATGGTCTTACCAGTCTGAGTTGTTGTTGCTTTAGCTTCAATAACCTTTAGCTCGTAGTCACCCTTTGGTAGTGGCTCATACGAGTTGTTAGTCTCTCCTGCTTCTTTGATTAGGTCATTCCAATTTACAGATGCCATTTTTATCTCCTAGCTTGCTTTCTTATTATTGGTTTCGGTTTTTGGCTCACCAAAGATCATGTCTAACATTCGCTCAACGCTAAGGTCTTGCTGTTCGACAATCGCTCCAAGACGACCCTGAACGCGCTCTCCAGCTTCATACTGACCAGTTCGCTCAACGTACATTCTTCGCGCTTTGTGAGGGGATTGTAGAGGATCCTCGTTAGGGAACTCCTCAATAGTGATAGCACCTAGAACATCATAAAAATATGGTGCCTGGGTTGCTAGCTGGCCCTGCAGGTAAGGACGATACACGCCATCCTGACCCTTACGTGCCATTGCGGTCAACACCACGGCCTCTAGAGCCTGTGTTGGGTGCATTGTAAGGTCACGAAGGTCACGAAGAAGTGCACCCATGTGGCGAAGTAGTTCGCCCCACTGTTGCATCTTCATTTGTTCGGTACCTGCAATGTTGTCCATGCACTTGACCTGGAGCTCTGAGATAGAGTCAATAATCAAGGACTTAAACTGGTGCTTACCTGACTGAAGCCACTGAAATGCCTTCAATACTGTGTCGTAGTCGCGTACTTGAACCACCACTGTGTCCCAAGTTCCGTCGGCTGCGGGCGGCTCCTCATTCATCGGATCCCAATATTTAGGAACGATTGGGAGGAACCGGTGTCCGCCCTCAACGTCCAGCATGAGCCGAGGATAAGGAGCAGTGACTGCAAAAGTTGACTTACCAACTTTTGACTCTCCATATACCATCAAGGTAAGGGAGCGTTGCACGTTTGTAGTCATCACTCATTTCCTTTTGTCTCGTTGTAATAACCGTACGGGTCGGCGACCTCGAACGCATCACTAATTGCGGCCTCTGCAGCAGACCCATCGTCTACTAAAGGACAAATAGTGAAGAATTGGCACTTCCACTTACAATCACGGCTTGGCCTTGGGTATGCGTGCTTGTAGTGGCTCTCTCCGGCATCTAAAGCGTCACGGACGCGTAGCATGTCTTCAAGGGTTCCTTCTAGCCTTTGCCAGAAAGAACGTAGTGCAAACTGATTGTGTCGAACCTCTATTTGCTCGTAAAAAGGAGGCTTAGCGTAAGCTCCACGCTTTACCTTACGTAGCATGGTAAAGATTCCACCCTCTGAACGCTCACCATCTTGGTTCTGAGCCTCTTCGAGCGTCATGTAGGTAAGAATCTGCTCATTCATCTGAGCCGTAGCTCCAAAGTCAGCAAAAGAGCCACCTACAGTCTTAAAGTCACGGAACATACGAACGCCATCCAACTTGCGACGAACACGCATGTCAATCTTTCCCTGAAGCTCTACTCGGCCTTCCATCATTGGGCGGCTAATAACCTCTTCTGTGGAAATCATTTCAATTTCTTGGTCAATGCCTTCTATTTCTACCCATTCGAGGTAGCCCTCGAGCATTACACGGCCCAAGTCAGCTTCTGTTTCTAGTTTTGAAGTGTCGCGGTAATCTTTAGTTAGCTTGTCCATATCCTCTTTTACAAGGTCGGAGTGTGCTTCTAGAAGTGGCTGACCAGTGCTGTAGTATCGGTCAAGAGCTTCGTGAATTCTAGACCCAAGAGCTAATGCTCCTGTGTAGTCTTTTAATTTTGGTTGAAGCCTACGGTAGTAGGTAAACCACCAACGCCTTCGGCAATCCTTGAAGGTTTGGACTTCAGAGTTGGAAATTTTAACGGGCTTTACATCTGTCATTTTGTATTCTCAATTCCAGTTTGAATTATTTGCTTCAGTTGTTCTTTATCACGAACGATTTGTTCGAAGTTATCGGCTTTAGTGTCAAGAGCACCTATCACCCTTTCTTCTATGGAACCTTCTGTTACATAGTCTGTAATCAACACAGAGTCGTGAATTTCAGAACCGATTCTGTGAACCCTGTCTAAAGCCTGTTTGTAGTTGACTAGAGACCAAGGTCTTTGAAGCATAACAAGCCGGCGTGCTGCTGTCAAGGTAATACCGACACCTCCTGCGGCGTCTGTAAATAGAATCCACTTGATTCTTCCGTTTTGGAAGTCGTCTACTGCTTTTTGGCGGTCAGCTTCATCAACAGCCCCTGTAATCATCCCGTGAGCAATGCCTTCTTTTTCTAGCCTTGCACTCAGAATTTCTAGCAACTGCCTAGAAACTGCACAGACTGCTACAGAATCCTCTCCAAAGTCTCCACTCTTGATGTCGTCTATCAAGGCATCAACTTTGCAAGAAGGCTCGGATAGCAATACTTTTTCGTCGCCAGTCGCTTCGTCTACAGTTACAGTTGCATAAGCACTCGCAAACTGAAGCAACCTAAGCGTCTGCACCAGTGGGTCAGGAGCCACAACAACCTCGCCGTCAGATCCGATAGAGCCCTCGTTATCTAGTAAGGTAATCATATTTTCTGACATCTGCTTATAAGCCTTGAGCTGCTTAGCGCCCATCTCCAGGTCCCTGCGGTCACTTAGAACCTCTGGCAACCAAGGAAGCACCTTAGCTTTCAGCATCCTACGCATACGCGGGTTAATGCCGTCATAAAACTCTTTTTCCATTTCTGGTTTCAGGCCTAGAACAATCATTCCACCAAAGGCATTGAGCATGGTGTTTACAAAACGGTCGATCCATTTGGTCTTACTGGGCCACTCGGTAGGTTTTAGCCAGTGCAATATAGGCCAAAGATCAACTACGTCGTTTGCAATTGGGGTACCAGTAAGGGCATACCTAATGTCTGCACCCTTAGATGCAGCCCATAGGGCCCTTGTTTGCTTGGACTTAGGATCTTTTGAACGGTGAATCTCGTCAGCTACTACAGCTTTAAAATCAATACCGTTCAGCTCCCTCAGGTGCGTCTCACAGCGGCCTTCAGTAACCTTCGAGTCATGGCCCCCGCAAGCTACGCAACGCGCCAGAGCGATTGACCCATAGCCTTCTAGACGCGAATGCGAACGGAGAGACTCCCAATTGATAATAAATACTTGGCTTTCTTCTTCAAACAGAGCACGCCTCTTTGTGGCAGACCCTTTAATAATGGTGGTGTCTAGATCAGGCCACCACTTTTCAAACTCTCTAGCCCAGTTGCTTTTAAGTGTGTTTGGGCAGACAATAAGTATAGGGAAAACATCTTCGCCTTTATCATGAAGCTTTTTTAAGGCTCTGATAGCCTGGGCAGTTTTTCCTAACCCTGGTTCATCCGCAAGCAGTGCTTGTCTAGACGTTGCTAAAAAGCTAACTCCGGCTTTCTGGTGGGGAAATAGGTCCTGGTTGTCGGTATCTTCTAATTCTTCAACTTCTCTTAGTTGTAAAGAAGGAGCTATTCTGTTATTTTTCTCATTTACAGCCCACTCTTTAAGCTGTTCGCCTAGTTCTAGTTGGTCACCGAACTGAGACCTAAGAGATAGAGCGCCTGCCCAAGAAAGCGGGATTCGCCAAATTTTTTCTTTAGAGTCCCAAGCTGCACCTGGAAGTGCTCTACAAACCTCTTTGTAGCGGTACTCAGCATAAATGTTTATGTGAGTTTGCTCTTGATTGAGCTCTACACGTATCGTCATTTTCCGTCCATTCGTTTGCTACTTAATCATATTATCATAAAAAAATGTCTTTTACAATTATTTTTGATAATTAACTATCTTCTAGCAATGATACAGGCTTCCAGCCAGTTTTTACGAATCTAAGTAGGGCGTGTCGCACAGCATCTAAAGCGTGACCTTCACCGCCTTTGTGCCAATAACCTAGTTTTTTAAGCGCTGGGTTAGGAAAAATAGCTTTTGCATCAGCAGGTGACTGCAAAATTATTTCGTCAGTGCTTCTGCCAACATCTATTAGGCACTGTTTAAGGATCCCGATTTGCTCTAAAGAGAAAGGAGCTTGGCTATTTCTAACAGTCTGAGCGTTAATTGTAAAGCGCTCGCAGACTACTTCAACAGAGTCTTTGTATAGGCTTAAAACCTCTCTTACAGGCTCTGCAAACTCTTCTTGTTGTAGCTCTTTAGACCACTCTAAAATTGGCTCAGAATCGCTCTCAAGGCTGAATAAAGCTACACCAGTGGCCTTACCTGGATCAACTGCAAGCACGTATCTAGTCATTAGTACTTAGACCCCCAGTTTTCTAAAGGACCGTCAGCATCCGCTGTGAGTGGCACTTGCCATCCGTCTGTAGTTGTCATAGCTCTTTTCACAATCTGTTTTATTTCTTCTGCATCTTCTTTTGTTGCATTAAGCACAATCTCATCATGAACTGGCACAATTAGCAACTCTGTTAAATCTTCTTGATCCAACTTAACAAGGTTGGATTTAAATACTTCTGCTGCTCCACCTTGAATCATGTAGTTGACAAGTGTGTATACGCGGTCAGTGTCACAAGGAATACGTCTTCCAGTCCAAGTGTGTACGTATCCTTGGCCTTCGGCTATCTCTCTACGCTTACCAACATCTTCAACTTGCTTTTGAAACAGCTGCATGCCAGGAAACCTTTTATCAAACTCACCTGAAACTGCTCGCATTTGTTCTTCTGGTACACCTGCGGTTAGAGCCTGTTTAGCAACACCGGCACCATATAGACGCCCGTACACAACGCCCTTAATCAAAGCACGGCGTTTATCGGATTTTTGCATAGAAGGGTCTTGATATATCTCACGGCCAATTTCGGTAAATGGGTCAGAACCAGTCTGATCGGCAAGATTGAACATTTGGATTAGATTGGCATCTTTTGACAAGGATGCAAACATACGAAATTCGACCTGGTCAAGGTCAGAGGTAATAATTACGTGGTCGTCGTCTTTAGGCAAAAATGCTCGTCTGACAGTATCATCGCCTTTTGGCAGAGTTTGCAAGGCAGGGTTTTGAATAGACATACGGCCAGTTCTAGCCCCCATGGTCTTAACCGAAGGATGTACAAAACCGTCCGTATTGTCATTTATAAAGTTTAAGAAGTAAGTATTTGCCAACTTATCTGCTTTACGCTGTTTCAGCATTACCTCGGCTAATTGCTTAATTGGCTCTGTGCCGTTAATAGTGAAGTATTTAAGCTGGTCTTTAGAAAGAGATGCCTGACCGCTCGGGGTTCTTTCCTCGATATGTCCACCAAGTACGTCTTGGAACACTCTAATCATTTGAGCGTTACTGGTGACAGATGAGTCGTAGTTTTCTTTTACCCACTTTTTTACTTCAGAAGTGTAGTCAATTAGTTCGTTGTATTTCTTTTGAGAATAGTCAAGATCTAGTCGAGCGCCGTTTATTTCCATACGAGTCACAACGCGTCGCGTGTTCATTTCTAGCTCGTATGCGTAGTGGTAGGGCGTTCCTGGAGCGACTTGAGGATAAAACTTATTCCAGAGACGCATCGTAAGTACAGGGTCTAAAGCACCATAAGCCCAATAAGGCTCGTACTCTATGGGAACAGTTCCCCAGCTCCAGCCGTTTTTAGCAAGTCCAGCACCAAGCTCCTCTTGCAGCATGGCGGCATAAGGGTCAATGTGTTGAGCAGTTAAAGTCTTTAGTGCACCAGAACCTAGCGGATCTAACAGTTGAGCCATAATCATGGTGTCGTGGACTCTGTGCCAAGGTATTGACCACTTTGATTGTTGCTCAAACCACTTAGCCTCAAAGGCAACATTGTGACAAACAACAGGCCCGTCAAATTTTTTCATGCCCTCGTAGAAAATTCCAGCCCAATCGTCCCAGGGGATGGACCAGCCCGTCATACTGTCGCCAACCTGCACAAGGCGCAATCGACCATGCCAAGGAGATAAAGCGTCATTGCGTGGGCGACCAGGCAATTCACCAGTTTCGGTGTCAATTGCCAGCGCATTGTAGGGACGTCTTTCGCCTAGCCAGTTTAAAAACTCTAAAGCTTTATCTAAACTGTCAACTAGCTCAAAACGGACCCCTTCGAGTCCTGTCATATCGTCTTTTCGTAAAGTTAGTTGTTATGGAATTATTTCGTAATTATATACTTCTGCAATTTCCATGTCAACTTTAGCAGCATCTTGTAGCAGACGCTGCGCGACACTCGTAAGATATCTAGCACCATTGTCGTCATACTTGTATAGTGCCTCAACTACAGCTTCAGGTGTGTCGCTAACCTGAGCCCAGTGGCGGTATTTTTCAGGGAATACCAAGTCGAGGCTTGTTTCTGGGTTACATTGCTCGCATGGTACGGCATTGTCTAGCAAGTTGTAGTTGGCAGACTCGGTCAGCTTGTACTTAGACACAAGATAGCAAGCAGCTCCGTGAAAGATTAAAGAGACGCCGATACGCGAAAGAATTAGAGAACCGCTTTCGGTTCTATATAGCTCAAACTCTATCCAACGGTAAGCGCCCCTACGCTCAGAGGTAGACTTAGCTAGTAGGGTACCGTTGAATTGAAGTTCTCTGTCTCCGTCTTTTACTGAATACATTAGTTGTTGCCTTCTAGTGCTTCTAGTCTAGCCTCTAATTCATCGTTCTTAGCAGACAGTTCTTTTACCGACTTTATTAAAGCTGGGATTAATTCCTTTATTTCAAACCCTAAAATAGGGTCTCCACCTTCTTCTATATACTCATCAAAAATCTTTGAAGGTCCTTGTTCATATACAATACTTGAAGATTCTTCTGCACCGTGCTTTACTAAAGACTCCCTAACTTCTTGAGCAATTAGACCATAGTTAGTCAGGCCACCCATTTCTTCAATTTTCCAATTAAACTTAACCGGCTTTAAATCATTTATAAAATTCAGACCTAAACTTGTCTCTTCTATATTTTCTTTCAATCTTATATCTGACGTAGACCTATATAAAGTTCCACTTGAAAATGCCCGAACATCAGCGGTACTGTTACCCGATAAATCTTCAATTCTAAATGATTTTGTTGATCCTCTAAAAATATATTCAGGCCCAGAGACACTGCCGGCGCTAAATGTCATCCCTTCATTTAACGTTATAAAAGAAGAATTAGTGCTGCTAATAAAACTACCGTTAGTCCCTCTTACAAGTGTCTGGTTGTTATCGCAAACTACGCTGCTTACGGTGCTGCCTGACCTAAGTGTAGCTACACTAGAAGAAGTAGTAACAGATGCAGGAGAGCTACCAGATCCCTTTAACCTAGCGCCAAGGCCATATCCTTCTAAAATTCCTTCTAGGTTTCCGCTATCATAAAACTCTAATTGATTATTCGAGCCATTCATTTGAACTCTGTTGCCGCCGCCCGAAGTTCTGATTGTGCCACCTGAAATAATTCCGCTTACACTCATCGTGCCAGTCACTTCGACATTGTCTAGATATGAGCGTCCATCTGTGTAGAATCTAAATGCAGAGTTGGCAATACCTCCACCTGAATTTGTAAACGCTACAATTCCTCTAGGACCAAGATTGTCATTACCTCTGAGCTCTATTCGACCTAAGTTAGGGTTGGGGTCTTGAATAATCATGTTGCTGGCTAAAGCTAGAGTTGCTGAAAATTTATCTGCTGTAATTGTTTGTGCGCTAATCTCATTTGCAGTAATAGCATTAGCTACTATTCGATCAGCACTAATACTTCTTGCCTCGATTTTTTCTGCAGTAATAGAACCAGCAAAGATTTTGCTTGCAGTGACAGCATTGGCGTCAATGTTTCCAGCCTTTATTTCGCCAGCTTGAATATTGTTTGAAGTAATCGCATCAGCACCGATTTTTCC